AAAGCCTCGATGCCAGATTGAAGCATATATTTTTCTTTGATCTCTTGTTGTTTCTTTTCTTTAGTGATTCTACGTAAGAATGCAAACCAAATAATTTGAGTAAAATACGCAAAAGCATTTGGCTTTCCAGAACGTGTTGTAGCATCAATCCTATAATTTTCTACAGCCTTAAGACAGTTTTCGACTGCATCCATAACCATCTCTTCACGATAAGTGTATCGAATAAAGTTAGATTTATGTGAAAGATTTTCAGCAATTTTTAAAAAAGATAAAGCGATATCATTTGGAACGATAGGAAGCTCATTTTCATTATTTCTTGCATTATTTACTGTTTCTACATACTTAACAACAGATTGTGAAAATTCTGCATTATTTACATAGTGCACATTTTTGTTAGATTTCTTGGCCATATAATATTGTCTCCACTTTATATTTACAATTGTATCATATTTTTAAATGGATGTACACAAAATAATAATTGCTGCATAGCTAAATTAACTATGTACAACCAGCTCAGATCGTAGTATAATAAAGAGTATTCTTTAAACAGGGGGATAGTATCTAATGAAGTTTATTCTTTGACTTCTCGAAGATTGATACCACGTTTTCTTCTTTTTCTTCTACAACTTCCAGAATATTAGTTAGTTTTTTCTCTAGTATTTCTTCTTCTGAAAGTTCAATTAGTTTTTTTAATGCCAAACCATATTGACTCAATAGATCACTATGAGGCATTGTAAAAGCCATGCAGTGATATTTTGATAAAGTTACTACTTCATCATGGTGTTCAATATACGTCATCCACGGCCTCAGAGTATAATAAGAGTGAGTTTCATCTTTAATATCATCCATACTTGTTGGATTCAATCTATCAATAACAAGGCAGTATCTTATAACTAGGTCTTCGTCAAGCTCTTCTAAAACCTCGCACAATAATTCGTCACCATTTACCATTTTAATCTGTTTTATATTATCTTCGATCATTAACTTAAACCTTTATTTTATATATCTTGAAATTAAATCTCTCTCGTCTATAAATTTTGATTCTTTCTTCAGAGTGAAGTAAAGTATAATTTTTCTTTGACTTATGCTGAATATCATCAGATATATCATATAGTTTGGTTGTTACACCATTATCACTTTTTCTTAAACCTCTTCCTATACTTTGTAAAACTTTGATTTGCGATTTTGATGGACTTGCAAAGATGATGTTGTGCAAATTCCGTATGTTAATCCCTGTACTAAAAGTTCCCAGACTTGCCACAATAATCGTATCTTTTTGATTCTCTGTTATTTTTCTAATAGCTTCTCTATCAGTAGCTTCTGTTGCACCACTAACAAAGAATACTTTTCTATTTATATCTGCCTTAGACCTAATTAAATCATATAAGATCTTACCATGCTTTTCAACATACTGAAATAACACAAGGGAATTACCTTTCTGATCGACAGCCAGATTTCGTATAAACTGATTTCTTTTTTCATTTCCGATTATAAAATTTATTTCCTGTTGGTATGTACTTCCGCTTATTAATTGTCTTACATCATCACCATGTTCTAACCTTAAAATAAAAATATCAAGAGCAGCTAACGTATCTTTTTCCTGTAATTCTTTAGTAGTAGTGACTTTCATCACTTTGCCAAACAAACCTTCTAATACTAATTTATGCGTCTGAGTTCCATCCAATGTACCAGTAGTTCCAAAACGATATGCAGTATTTTTTGACTTATTCATAATATTTGATAACGATTTTGATTTAAATCCATGAACCTCATCACCAAATATAATTCCAAATTGGCTAAACCACGTCGGAGGTAGCTTGTATATTGATTGCCAAGTACTAATAAAAACATTCTCAGATATATTCATTTTAGCTTGTCCTGAGAATATCGCATGACAATCATGTTCACTTGAAAATTCATCATCATTAGATGAATAATCACCAAAGTCAGACATCATCTGTTGGACTAAAGAAGTAGTAGGTACAATTACAAGGACCTTATCATCGTGATTAGCCATATACCATCGCATTAAAATATAAATTATTAAAGACTTTCCCGATCCTGTGGGAGACAACATGATGGTTCTTTTCTTTCGAATACCCTCACATATAGCATTAAACTGATAATCTCTTACTTCAATTGGCTTGCCTTTACTATGGATGTTAAGTGACTTTATAAAATCCATAATGTCTTGAGCATCAACTTTGTTAAACGATTCTGGAGCTCCGTACGGCCCGTCTTCATATTCTACATCATAATTTCTTTTTTCTGCAAACTCTTTTACATATGATAACAAACCTACCGGTAGCTCGTAGTTTGCTGGATTAAACAATCTAACTTTGCCATCCCATACTTTATTACGATAGAGCGGCATGTACTTATAGCCTGGAACAAAGAATGAAAAGAAGTCACTTAATTCCATTGCTATTCCACTATCACATCCCAATAAGAGAAATGCCTCGTTTTTCTTTTGTATTATTATTCTATCCACCGGCTTGAAACTGCTTCCATTTTATAATATTACTAATTGTTTGGTGTCTCCACCGAAGTGTATCAACTATTTCAGATAAAGTCTCAACGATAGTTTTATAGTATACTACCTTTTCTTCGCTCTGTTGTATATCTATATCAGAATCATAATACTTATTCATATCACCTTTCATAATTTTCATACCGCGAAAGGGATCGTATTCCCACCCTTTTTCAACGAGCTCGTCTTCAGTTAGCTTCCCATTATAGTAAAGCCACTTGTCTTTCAGTAAGATTTTTTGATTTAACTCAGTTCTTTTGAGCTTAAGTTTTGTGATAGAAAGCATTTCTAGGTATTTTGCATGAAGCTTGACAATATCAATTGAGCTCCTGTCTAAATTATGCTCGTCAATTACGCTATCATTTTTCCATTGTTCAAGTATATTTTCAAGTGTTAACAAATCATTTCTCCATAATATAAAATATATATACGTTAGGTTATAACAAAATACTCCAATCTAAACGAAGCATTGAATGTGACCATTTGCGGTTCATTTGTAGTTGAAGCAAAATTTAAATTACCAATTCCTGTCGGCACACAATCTATATATCTGATTGTTTTTACAAGTTGATTTGAGTTCGTCATAAGTAAAACACTTATATCAGCCTCATGGCTTACTATTGGTAAAGGCACCACATCAGGACCAAGATTACTTCTCTCCTGAGTAAGTAGTTCTACCCAGTTATACATTTCTGTATACGATTGCATATTTTCATCTACAATAATTTGTAATTGTAACTCATCTATAGTCAACGTATCACCTGGCAATCCAATAGATGCAATTCGCTTATAAGGCATTGGCGCAGATGTTAAAGTAACTCCAGGATGTGAAAAGGTTTGAGCAAAAAATTCTAGATTTGCAAATTGCTTTCTATCAATTACAACTTTAAACTGCGTACTCTGGAGATAATTTATATTAGATGTTAATTTTGCCATGTTAAACTCCTTGTTACTGGTATTTATACGAAAAAAGGGCCCTAGAAAGGACCCTTAATTATACAATATTATAGTTTACGTTCTATTGTTTGAACATAACTTTAACGACTTTACCATCAGGATCAAACATAGTGCTAACACTAGTCGTTCCACCATTACCGAAAGTTGCCTTAGATCTGCATTCCCACCAATCCTCAGCCTCTTTACGAGATTCGCAGTGTATTGCACTCCATTCCAACTGCGAATCGTTACTTTCAGATTGTGGCTTATTGAATTGTCCTCTAACTTCCCACATAATTATATCCTTATCATTTCTTCATTTTTACTAGAGTACGAAGGTGAAGGCATTGGATGTTATATCCGCCAGCTAAGATTGTATCGATTTCAATCCGCTTGTTTCCTTTGTCTGTTTCTACATTAAAGACTCCGTGAAAACCATCTGAGGTTTTAGAAATATTTGAGTCTTTAACTTCTGTGACACCGAATGTTTCCAGCTTTTTAGCTACTTTAGCATTCCTTGCTTCAATTGTTCTTTTGCAGTTCTTTTCAAATACCTGAGCAATTCCTGCATCGTTATTTTGAATGAGTGTGTTGTAGTGACCTTTACCACCACAAATCCGAAACATTTCTTCGTAGAAACCCCAATCGTCTTTACCCCAATTTTTGTAACCTTCGTTTGTTTTTGCGCTATAGTGATAACCTAGTATGTTATCCATACGCCATTCTTTAAGAGCTACTTTCCGTCCTAAGGCCCATTCGATTTGACCCTCGATGAATTTTTTATCAAGATCGGTAAAGACTTTTTCTAGGTTTGAAATAATCTGTTTCATGGTAGATACTCTTTCCGTTTTGTTTCTTAATACCTTTATATAATACTTTTAACGTAATGTACAGGGCTAATATGCATTTAAGTGAAAAAAAAAGCCCCACCGAAGTGGAGCTTTAGTTGGAAGGAGTTTAATAACCTTCTCATTTTTTGTCAGTAAGATATCTTATGCGTCGAGGATATTGTCTACGCGGAAGATTCTATAATACTGGTTAGTCTTTGGAGTAGCAAGACCGTCTGCAGGAGTGGATCCAACAAATGGGTTCGATACCATACCATAACGAGTCTTAAACCCGATACGTGGTTGGAAGTCATTCTCACCTACGGCGCGGACCATGGTCAGCGGTACGTATGGGCAATAGAACAAGCCAGCATCATAAGCATTGGTACCTTTGTAGCCAACGTTTACATAATCCAGAGTAGCATATGGA